TCCACAGATGCCAATGCCTCCAATGTCGGATCAGATGATGCGTTATGGCGGTATGGTTAAGGGAAAGATGAAATAATGCCCTTGGGTAAAGATGTATCTAAAAACATCAGGGAACTGATGCGCGATAATCAGAAGACTGGCAAAGAACGTGGCATGGGTGGAAAGCCTCGGTCACGTAAGCAAATGGTTGCTATCGCACTACAAGCTGCTGGTAAGAAGAAAAAGCGTTAATACAGTATATACTTTCGTTAGCCAAAGTATTGCGTTTAAAATACTATATGATTACTTGATATATAGTGTTAAAACGTGAGAACAAAATGACGGATACTGTAATTCAACTTAAAGTAGTTCCAAAAGAAGAGCCTAAGACAGAACAAGAGAACCATGAAAAGATCAAGGAAGATCTTATTAAGGGTTTAGACTCTGTTGGTCCTGTTAGCTGGATAGTCGGCATAGCCCGTACTACAGAAGGTAATCTAATAAACTTTGGTTCTACTGTTGACCTAAAGGAATACGTATTTGGAATTAGTGTGCTTCAACATCTGATGCACCAAGCAATAAATGATTCTATTTCAGATGAATAAAAATACTGACGTAGAGACATTTGTTTATTACTTGCTTGAAAGAATTCGCAAAGACATTATTGGTCAGCAAGAGTCTGTTTATTCAGGAAATGTTTCCTCAATGGAAGATTACAGGTTCAGAATTGGCGTTCTCAAGGGTTTAAACATGTCGATAGACTCGATTAAATCTCTAGTCAAGGTGAACGAAGAAGATGAGTAAAGAACTTTTACCTACGCCATGTGGTTGGCGTATTCTTATTGAGGTTTCTGACATCCAGAATGTCACTGCTGGTGGAATCCATATCCCTGATATGGCTAAATCAAATGAGCGAAACCTTACAAGTGTTGGAAAGATCGTAAGGCTAGGAAGTCTTGCCTACAATCGTCCAGACCTTGGTATGAATGATCCTTGGGCAGCAGTTGGTGATCACGTAATCTTTGGTCGTTATGCTGGTTCACGCATCGAACTTGATGGCAAGGAATATCGTCTCATGAATGACGAAGAAATTCTTGCAGTCATTCCAGAAGAAATCAAGGCAAAGATCAAGCGGGTATAACGTTACCTCTTGCAATTTTATCACATGGGGAGTACCATGCAGTTAGAAACTGACACAGAAGACACTATTATTGAGCTTGACGACAAGGCTCCGTTTCTCGAAACAGAACCACTTCGCGACAAGCTATCTAAGATAGAGCCAGAAGACAAAGAAGAAGTAAAGCAGGAAGATAAGAAACCTGCGGATACTTCAGACGAAGATTCTGACAATGAAGATCTCGACGAGTACGGTGAACGTGTTCGTAAGCGTATTTCAAAAGAAGTTTGGAAACGTCGAGAGGCTGAACGTAAGAACAAAGAACTAGAAGACCGTTTAAACGAAGTCATGGGATCTTATAAAGAAACCCATACTAATTTGATCAGGTCTAACGAGGCTGCACTTTCTGCTCGTGAAGAGGCCATTAAGTCTGAGTTTGAGAAAATCCAGACTACTTACAAGAACTCTTATGACAGTGGTGACACTGATGAGATGTTCAGGGCTACTGACCGACTTACAGATCTCAAGGCAGAGCTTCGTGACATTGAGGGATTTAAGGGTCGTCTTAAGCGGGAAGCCGCTGTAGAAGAGCCTGTACAGAGGCCAAGATCAAACGGACCAGATGAACGTGCCGTTGATTGGGCCTCAAAGAATGAATGGTTTGGTAAGGATGTCGCAAAGACAGGTGCTGCCTATGCCATTGATGCGAGTCTGAAGTCGGAAGGTTTTGATCCTTCTTCAGATGACTATTACGAGGAACTTAATAATCGGCTTTATAAAGAGTTTCCTTCCCTTGCAAAGAAGGAAGCACCTAAGACTGCCGCAGTTAAATCATCCTCGCAGCAAGTAGCTGGGGTTTCGCGTGGCTCCACTAGCCGCCAGATTAAGCTTTCTCCATCACAAGTACAGATGGCAAATAAGCTTGGCGTTCCACTTGCCGAATATGCGCGTTATTTAAAATAAGGGATATTGAAATGCAACCAGCCCGTAAAACACGAGATGAGATTTCTCGCAAGAAGACTTACCGTCCACCTTCCGTCCTTGATATGCCTACACCTAACAGTGACGATGTTGAATATCGTTGGATTCGAGTAGCAATTCGAAACGAAGATGACGCTAAGAATTTATCCAGCCGTCGCCGGGAAGGCTGGGTTCCTGTTATGCAGGACGAACATTCCGGTTTTGATGGTCCTTCTGTAGGGGATGGAAAGTACACTGGAGCAATTGGTATCGGTGATTTGGTTCTCATGAAGAACAGCTTTGAGAATAATGAATCTCGTAGAGATTATTATGCTGGAAAGACTAGTACTCAAGAAGAAGCAGTTGACAACGATATGATGCGCGAACAGCACCCTTCTATGCCTTTATTGAGGGAGCGTAAATCAACCTCAACTCGTGGCACTCGGAAAAATAAATTTGATGATTAATTTAATTTCGGGGCCACAGCTAACTAGGAGTTAAAAAATGGCTGCTTATGGCTTTAAGCCCCACCGCCACCTTTCGGGTGGTGTAATTCGCGCACAGGAATACCTTATTTCTGCTGCGTACACGACTAAAATCCACACTGGTGCTCCAGTAAAAATCGTTTCGGGTTATATCAACCTTGCAGCGGCTGGTGACACTATGGTTGGTATCTTCGGAGGTGTCTCTTATGTCAACTCCGCAGGTGAGACGAAGTTCTCTCGCTATTGGACTGGTGAAGCAAGTGCAACAAACATCAAGGCTTTTGTCTATGATGATCCTGATATCTTGTTCTCCTGCTATGACGATGGTGTTTCAGACTACTTGACACAGGCTGATGTTGGCACGACTGGCGATCATGTCGCTGGTACTGCAAGTGACATCACTGGCGTGTCTGGTGCGATGCTTGATACATCCACTGTCGGCACTGACGCTGGGTTCCGTTTGATTGGTCTTGTACCAGCACCGGGAGCCGCTTTTGGAACAGCAAATGGTACACAGGCAGAAGTGATCGTCTTGATCAACGAACACCTGTATGCTCGTTAATAGGGAGAATGAACAATGATTAATCGCGCACAAATCCTCCGGGAACTTGAACCCGGCCTCCATGCTCTCTTTGGCATTGAGTATAAGCGTTACGAGAATCAACACGCTGCGATTTTCGACGCAATGACCTCTGATCGTGCTTTTGAAGAAGAAGTGTTGATCGTCGGTTTTGGTGCTGCTCCTACGAAGGCAGAAGGTCAGGGAATTTCCTATGACGAAGCTGCTGAATCGTGGGTGTCTCGCTACAACCATGAGACGATTGCCCTCGGCTTCCAGATCACGGAAGAGGCAATGGAAGATAATCTCTATGATTCTCTTGCAACTCGCTACACGAAGGCTCTTGCCCGTTCTATGGCCCATTCGAAGCAGGTTAAGGCAGCATCTGTGCTGAACAACGCCTTCGCTGCGTCTGGCTACACGGGTGGCGATGGTAAGACTCTCTGCGCCACTGATCACCCTCTCTGGGGTGGTGGTACACTGTCGAACCGCGCTGCTGCAGACATCTCTGAAACGGCACTGGAAAATGCTTTGATCTCAATCGGCGATTTCGTCGATGATCGTGGCCTTCCAATCGCTCTTCAGGCTTCCCGTCTGATCATTCCTAATGAATTGACGTTCGTTGCAGAGCGTCTCCTCAAGACGGAATATCGTCCGGGTTCTGCAGACAATGATGTCAACGCAATCGTTTCGACTGGCGTTATTGGTGGTGGCTACACCGTCAACAACTACCTCACCGATCCAGATGCGTGGTTCATCAAGACTGACTGCCCAGACGGCATGAAGATGTTCCAGCGTCGTGCGCTTAAGACGGCAATGGAAGGTGACTTTGAGTCGGGCAACGTGCGTTACAAGGCTTCTGAGCGGTATTCGTTCGGTTGGTCTAACCCACGTGCCGTCTACGGTTCGCCGGGCGTCTAATAGGCTACAGGGGGAGGGAAAAATCTCTCCCCCTTTTTCAACTTGTACTGACAGCCTTGGCTGACTTTGCGAGACAGTACAATTTAACGCAATAGGAGACTACAATGGGTTCGACTACTTTTTCAGGTCCAGTTACATCTAAGGCTGGATTTATTACAGGCACTGACGCAAATATTTTGACGGAAGCCGCTACTCTTGATGTTACGCAGGAATCACATAGCGGTCGTATTATCAATCTTGGTGTTGCTTCAGGCACGACTGTTACTCTTCCTGCAGCAACTGGTACAAATGCTATGTATCGTTTCCTTGTAACAGTTAGCGTAACAAGCAACAGTGATATCATTAAGGTGGCAAATGCCACTGACGTTATGGTTGGAACAGCAAGTGTTGCTGGTACGACTGGCGTTAACTTCGGTACGCTTCCAGCATCTGACACGCTTACAATGAACGGTTCTACGCAGGGTGGCCTTGCTGGTTCGTACATTGAGGTAACCGATGTCGCTTCTGGTATCTTTGTGGTTCGTGCTAACTTGCTCGGTTCGGGCAGTGTTATTACGCCATTCAGTGCTGCAGTTTCGTAATATAAGATAGGAAAACAAAATGGCAGATGCAGTAACTTCTCAAGTTATCTTTGATAGCAAGACACGTCTCATTATGAAATTCACCAATATCTCTGATGGTGTTGGTGAAGCCGCCGTGACAAAGGTTACTGCATCTACCTATCTTTGCGACGAATTGTACATTGAACGAGTCGATTTTATGAATCAGGGTATGGGTGTAGATATTCTTTTTGATGCAACTACGCCTGTAGTAGCTCTCACATTGCCAGACAACAACATGAATTTTGACTTTACACGTTTTGGTGGAATTAAGAATAATGCTGGTGCTGGAAAGAATGGTAACATTAAGTTTACCACCGTTGGTGCTGCATCTGGTGACCGTTATACGATTATCCTCGAAATGAGGAAAGTCAACTCTCAATAAGGAATTTTAAATGGCGACTTCAGGAACATCTACATTCAATCTTACTGTGGATGACATTATTGCTGAAGCCTATGAGCCACTTGGAGTCCTTACACCAACTGGTCATGAGCTTAAATCAGCGCGTAGAAGTTTAAACCTTCTGTTCAGAGAATTCTCTAATAGAAATCTCTTTGCATTTATTTCTGAGAAGGATTCAATTTCTACTGTGGCGTCTACCGCTACATATGTATTAGATGCAAACGCACTTGATATTATGAATGTGACTGTTACAGTAAGCTCTACTGATATTGAGCTAACTCGTTATTCATATAGTGATTATGCTGTAATTCCAGACAAAACATCAACAGGTACTCCGTCTACTTATTATGTAGATAAGCAAAGAGACGCAATTGTTCTGTATCTATGGCCCGTTCCTGATGCTGTATATACAGTTAAGTTTGAAAAGAAGCGTAAGATCCAAGACGTTGGTGACTATACCAACACTATCGATGTTCCTGATCAGCTTCTTCCAGCTATTATCTCAGGTCTGACATATAAGTTGGCACTTAAGAAACCAGCATCTGCACCAGCTTGGCCTTCGTTCCTTGCAGAGTTTGATCGTAATATGAACTATGCAATGGAAGGGGATCGTGATCGTACTAGTACATTTATGTATCCATCCATGCGGCGTAGGTAATTATGAGTTCTATTAGCAACATGTATCTTGGTATCTGTGATCGTTGCGGATTGCAGTATAAGAAGGTCACTCTCAAGAAGGAGTGGACAAACATGGTTGTGTGCGAATCATGCTATGAGGAAAAGCATCCTCAGTTAGAACCTAGACATAAAGATCTTGGAGATCCTAAGCCTCTAAGAGATCCGCGTAAAGATACACCAATACAGACATCAAGTAATGCAGCATATACTGCAGCATTTCCGCACACAGCAGGTGGTAGACCATGAACTATACAACTTTAAAAGCTGGTATTGTAAGCTGGTTGAACAACGAGTCTACGGAACTTGCCGCGAATTTAGATCAAATCATTAAAAATGCAGAAAATCGGATTCTTCGTGAGTCCGATCTTCGCCTGTTTAGAAAACACGCAACTGCCAATCTTATCGCATCTGATCCATATCTTGGATTACCAACAGACTGTCTGGTTGTAAGATATATCCGTTTAAACACAGGAGACTTTCTTGAACTTCGTGCAGAAAGCTTTATTCGCGAATACACACCTAATTCTGCAACTACAGGTACACCAAAATACTATGCTCATTGGGATGCTAATACTATATTCCTAGCACCAACACCGTCTGCTGCGTCTGCTGTTGAAATTTCATACACGTATAGCCCTGCCTCTATTGTTACAGCAGCAACTACGTGGCTTGGAACAAACGCAGAAGATGTACTATTTGCTGCGTGTGTGTACGAAGGAGCTATTTATCTTCAAGCCGCGCCAGACCTTTTAACTATGTACAAAACAAGTTATACTGAGGCAATGCAGCGTTTGCAACTTATGGAAACAAGAAACTCATCTGACGAGTTTAAAACTAAGGGTCTTATCTAATGGCGAGTGCAGTTTGTAATTCATTTAAAACAGAAGTCCTTGGTGGGACTCACGATCTTGACACTGATGTAATTAAGTTGGCACTTTATACAAGTGCAGCTTCTCTATCAGCATCAACTACGGCTTATAGTTCTACTAATGAAGTATCTAGTAGCGGAACTAATTATACTGCTGGTGGTAATACATTGGCTGGTGCTGTAATTTCCCTTGATAGTTCAACTGCAATTGTAGACTTTACGGATACAGCTTGGACAACAGCAACATTTACTGCTCGTTATGGTTTAATTTATAATTCTTCAAAAACAAATAAAGCAATTGCAGTATTAGACTTTACGACTGATCAGACAGCAACGAATGGAACATTTACTGTGGTATTCCCAGCAGCAGCAGCAGCGACGGCTATTATTAGGTTGGCATAATGGCAATATCACTAAAACATGCATTTAATTCAGGAAAGTCAGACGGTGTTGACGCAACACTTGTACAGCCTTCTAATTGGAACGCTGAACATACGTTGCAGTTGGCAACTGGTAAGCTTGTAGGTAGGACTACAGCAAGTACAGGTGCTGCTGAAGAAATTGCTGTTTCTGGTGATCTTCTATTGTCCAGTGGTACGCTTGGTATAAATACAAGTGTAGCTACACTTACTGACACGCAAACACTTACAAATAAAACACTTACGTCACCAACCATTGCAACGCCAACTATTACTACCTCTGCAACTGTTCCTGCTGTTATTGGTGGCACGGCAGTTTCTTCAGCGTTGACTTTGCAATCAACATCGGGCGTCGGTACGTCCGACAGCATTGCGCTGAAGGTTGGCAATAACGGTGCGACTACGGCGATGACGATTAATACGTCGGGTGAGATTGGGATTGGGACAACATCACAGTCTGGTAATACTATACGGGTATCAAAAAACCTAACTAGTAGTACCACTAATGCTTTTGGAATCCAATTAGACGGGCAAATTCAATCAAGTATAACTGGTGCTGCGTTTTATTTTGCATCGAATGCCAGCGCGGCATCTGGTACTTTGGGTGAGCTACACCACTTTCGCGCTTTTCAGTCTGGACTAGGGACTGCTACATTTACAAAGCAGTATGGGTTTAATGCAAGATCCAGCCTAATCGGGGCCACTAACAATTACGGACATTTCGCTGACGACACCGCCGCAGTAACGGCGGGTAAAACGGCTTACGGGTTCTACTCTGGAATAAACACCGCCACGGGCGGCGGCACTACGTATGGATTCTACGCTGCCGGGACTGCGCCAAACTATTTTGGTGGAACAGTAACATCTGCAACATCTACAACAACGCCGCTTCTTATTGGTGGAACGACTGCGTCTTCATCCCTCACGCTTCAATCAACAAGTGGTGTCGGCACGTCCGACAGCATCGCGTTCAAGGTTGGCAATAACGGTGCGACTACGGCGATGACCGCCAATACGAGCGGGAATATTGAATTTAGGGCAGGTACTGCGGCTCTCCCAGCAATTACCACAACTGGCGACACCAACACGGGCATCTTCTTCCCTGCCGCTGATACGATTGCCTTCACTGAGGGCGGTGCGGAGGCTATGCGTATCGACTCGTCTGGCAATGTCGGGATTGGGACAACGACGCCAAGCACTAAACTTCACGTAGCTGGGGAACTCACTCTTGGCCCTGTGTCTACAGAGGGTGGACAGGTTACATTCCATAACCCAGACGCATCAACTGGGTTGGTTATTGATGTAAGCGCCGCGAATAATGCTCGTATATTTAACACAACAAATAATTTTAATTTACAAATTGGTCAAATTGTCGGCACTGGCGGGACTATTGACTTTTATACTAATGCTACTTCACGGGCGGTGATTAATTCAAGCGGAGATTTCGCATTCAACTCCGGCTACGGCTCGGCAGCAAGGGCATACGGCTGTCGTGCGTGGGTTAATTTTAATGGCACGACCAACACGGCTGGGTTCTGTACTATCCGTGGCAGTGGCGGTGTTACAAGTGTTGCTGACAATGGTGTTGGATTGTACGGTATTAATTTGGCATTTGCGATGCCGGATGTAAATTATTCAACAGTATTGACCCCAATGCAACAAGCCGCAGGAACAAACGGATTAACAGCAACTAATATATTAACTCAAACTACGGTTGCAATAACAATTAGTAACGGTGACACTAGCGGAAATTCATACAACGACAGTTCAATTATTTGTGCCGCGATATTTAGGTAAGGACACACAATGAACCGTATTATTTACCCAAACGACGACGGTGGAGTATCCATCCTCATCCCCGCTCCAGAGGCTCTTGAGACGATGACCATTGAGGAAATTGCTGCCAAGGACGTACCTGCTGGTAAGCCATTTAAGATCGTAGACGTGTCCGACATTCCATCTGACCGCACGTTCCGCAATGCGTGGGAGGCAGATATGTCATCGCCTGATGGGACGGGTATGGGGCATGAGGCATGGTTTGCCGCACAGAATACCGGAGACGAAGCATGATCACGATCAACATCGCCAAGGCCAAGGACATCACGAAGGACCGTCTACGGGCAGAGCGTGAGCCACTACTCGCCGCGCAGGACGTAGCGTTCCAACGTGCATTAGAGAGCAATGCAGATACCGCAGCCATTGTCGCAGAGAAGCAGCGGCTGCGCGACATCACCAAGGTCGTGGATACGTGCTCGACGGTGGAAGAGCTAAAAGCACTTGAGGTGTAATGGCATTAGCATTTGAATCATCAGCATTTGAGACTACTGCTTTTGAAGCAGGAAATCCAAGTGCTACTGTATTTCCATCTTTAGATAGCCTACTATCATTTGTCGGAACACCAGTTGTTACCGCAAGTGCTTCAGTTCTGCCTATTAATTCAGGCATGACAATAAATACTGGTTCCGTTGTAATAACAGGTGCTGCAAATATATTCGCGTCTGGTTTAAGCGCATCATTCTCTGTTGGTTCTAGCACTATACAGGGAACAGCAAATGTATTGCCAACTTCCGTAAGTGGAACATTAAACTTAGGTACACCTGTAATAACTGCAGGTGCTACTGTGCTTCCTATAAATACTGGATTAAGTATCAATATTGGTACAGTTGTACTAACTGCTGACGCTAATAAGTCTGTTACTTGCAATGGAATTGTTATTAGTGTAGGATCACCTACAATAGAACTCGCCATTCAAGTTGATGTACTTGGTGTTTCTGCTTCATTTGATAATGGTACAGTAGTCGTAAACGCTGCTGCGAATGTAATTCCATCTGGTGTACAGTTAAATATTGTATGTAACAATGTTGTAACATGGGGTTTATTGTCTACTGGTGATAGTGAATCTTGGTCTGCTACGTCAAGCGGTGGAACAGAATCTTGGACTGAAGTAGTCCTAACTGATACAGAGACATGGAATCCTATAAGTGCGGGTTCATCTGAATCTTGGATTGACATTACATCTTCTGGGTCAGAAGCTTGGTTAGAAAAAAATGCACAGGGTGATTAAGGATTTAAAAAATGGCTAGTACGCAGTCTACACCATTAAGAATGGAATTGATGGCAGTTGGTGAAAATTCCAATGCTTGGGGTGACATCACTAATGAAAACCTTCAAATGCTCGAAGGTGCTACTACTTCCTATTTGGAAATATCCGACACATCTACACCACAGACATTAACTGTAACTGATTATACTCTTGGCTCTTATCATAACCTAGTTTATAAATTTACTGGCTCTGCTGGAGCAGCTATTACATATAACGTACCAGCATATGAGCGTCCTTATATTATTCATAACTCGTGTGGTCAAACTATTACAGTCAAGGTATCAGGACAGACTGGTGTTGATGTAGCAACAGGAACAAAAGCTTATGTTTACTGTGATGGAACTGATATTCGCGAATTAGTCAATAACCCTGCGTCGATAACAGCAACACAAACTCTCACGAATAAAACACTTACTGCACCTAGATTTTCTGATGGTGGATTTATTGCTGACGCCAATGGCAATGAGCTTATTGTCATGGACACTGTTACAAGCGCAGTGAATGAATTAACCGTATCAAACGCAGCATCTCCTGCAGTAACTGCAACGATGACAATTGCAGCACCTGCTGTTGTCACTGTCGCTGCAACACCGCCATCTGGTACTCCAGTTGTGTTTACATCTACTGGTACACTGCCAACAGGTGTTGTTTCTGGTACTACATATTTTGTAAAGTACATTAATGCGACTACATTTAATATTGCTGCAACTACCAATGGTACATCAATAACAACTACTGGATCACAGAGCGGTACACACACGGCTACATTTACTGGTGTTCCAATTGTTGCTGCTAGTGGTGGCGGCACAAACGTGTCTGTAAATATTGCTTCAAAAGGATCTGGGATTGTACAGGCCAATGGTGTTGAAGTTGTAACTCTTACTGGTACACAAACTCTTACAAGCAAGACGCTTACAAGCCCAACAATCACAAGCGCAACAATTGATACTGTAGGCATAACAGGAAACACCACAACAGCAGCTTTGAAGATTCCTAATATTGTTGAAGACGGCACGTATGGTACAGTTACGTGGGCATCCACGATGAACTATGACGTTTTAACGCAGTCTGTATGGTATGTTACGACAACAACTGCAAATAATTGGACTCTTAACATTCGTGGTAGTGCCACAGCTACATTGGCATCACTAATGGCAGTTGGTGATATAATTACTGTCACTATGGTAGTTAATAATGGTGCTACAGCATATTATAACACTGCTGTACAAATTGATGGAGCAGCAGTTACGCCGAAATGGCAAGGCGGCACAGCACCCACTGCTGGAAGTGAAAGTGCTAATGACTCATATTCTTATACCATTATTAAAGCAACTTCTGCCCCTACATATGTAGTACTCGCGTCACAAGTGAAGTTTGATTAAAATGCCATTATTAGGATCATTTGGAGCAGCTTCAGCTAGAGGATTTGGTCATAATGCATTGGTGTTGCCTGATCCAACGTATAAAGAAGGCTTTATTGGTAATATTGCAAGTGGGGCAACAGCAACACTAACTCTTACTACACCACCGTCACCATATCGTTGGATGATCGTTTCCGCTAGAAACAGTGATGCATCTACTGGAACTCAGTATCCAAATACAATTTATGTAAATAATTCTACTACATACTTAGGAAATACTACAAATTATAAAGCAAGTAATGGTGTATCAAATGACGGAAATGCATCTGCATATTCGGTAACAGACCATACTGTTTGTAGAATTCCTACAGGAACAACTGTAGATGTTAAATTTACAAACGGCAGGAATGAAAATGAAATATATAATGTCGCTATTGTTTTGCTGCCGTGGCTTAATTTAACATTTAACTCTACGGCTGGAGGTGATGCTGGTGCAGCTAATGATGTTTTCTCAATCAATCAAGTCAAAGGTGGCCTTGCAGTTGGTTCATTCAATGGTTCTTATGGAACATGGGAAGCTGTTACATGGAGTGGATTAACAAAAATGCCAGTTAAAAACTTCCAAGGAACTAACGCAGTTACAAGTCTTGCATATAATTTTTCAACAACAACTGCAACTACTAGCGTGTCAGTGGCTCATACGTCTACAGATGGAAGAGTTGTTGTATATTCCTCTTGGTCACCTAGTTAGGGCTTATAAACATGGATCTACAAACTCTAATTAACTTTTCAGGTGGTTTAGTGTTGGCTGGACTTGGTTGGTTTGCACATGAATTATGGTCCGCGATGAAAGAACTACGCAGTGATGTACACAGACTCGAAGTGGTATTACCAACACAATACATTCGTCGCGATGAATTCACTGAAGGCATGAAGGAAATCAAAGATATTTGTAGGCAAATTTTTGACCGTTTAGATAACAAGGCAGATAAATAATGGACCCATTTACCCTCATTGCTGGTGCAACTGCTTTATATAATGGCATCAAGGGTGCGGTAGATTCAGGTCACGAGATGCTCGACGTTGCCGAGAAGGTTGGTAGCTTGTTCGGGCGAATTGCCCAGATTACACAATTAACTTCGGGTAAGCGTAAGAAAAAGCTATTTCAAAGCCAAGCAGAGTATGAAGCCGAAGCAATTAAGCTTTATACTTTAAAGGCAAAAGCACAGCAATTACAGTTAGATACACGTAACCTGTTTGTTGGAGCATATGGTATTGCAGCGTGGACTAGTATACAAAAAGAAGTAACAGAGATGCGTAAGGAAGCAGCACGTGCCGCAGCAGCAGCGATGCGTGAAGCCGAAGAAACCCGCCAAGACTTAATCATGGGTGCTTGGTTGATTGGTGCTGTTATTATATTTGCCACATGCATTGCAATTGGAATTGTATTGTTTACTCACAAATGAAGTACATCGTTATAGCCATGTTGATTTTTTTAGTTGGATGCGAGGACCGCTACCGATACCCATGTCAAGACCCTAAAAATTGGGATTCCGCTGAGTGCAACCCACCCATTTGTACGGCCTCTGGCACTTGTTCCGCAGATACTTTAAAACAAGACCCATGTGGAGCCGTAGCGCGATGACGATTAAGGAAGATGAACTACACGCTCTTTTGCAGTTTATTATTGGCATCAGCCTGTGTTTGACGCTGACGGGAACTGTCTTTGCGGTGCTATATAGTTTGATTTTTGTTGTACAGCCGATTGATGGACAAGCACCAAATGATCAAGAGTTCTTTAAACTAATTGCACCAATTGCTACATTCCTAACAGGGACTCTATCGGGTATTATGTTAGGATCAAAATCAACCGGAGGAAAAGATGGATCTGCTTAAAACATTCGGGCCACTACTTGGATCTATTGCACCTAGCATCGCCACGGCTCTAGGAGGCCCACTGGCTGGACTTGCTACGAAAGCACTGTCTCAGGCACTGCTTGGTACAGAAGACTCAACAGAAGCTGAATTAAAGGCTGCAATGGCCTCTGCAACTCCAGAACAACTTGCTGCGATTAAGAAGATTGATACAGACTTTAAAGTACAAATGAAATCTTTGGACATTGATCTGGAACGTATTTCAGCAGACGATAGGAAGTCAGCGCGTGACTTTCAAAAAGAAACACGTGACTGGATTCCTCGTGCATTGGCAGTATCAGTGACTGTTGGATTCTTTGCTATTTTGCTATATATGTTAGTCTATGGTTTACCAACATCTGGCAACGAGGCATTGTTGTTACTGCTTGGAGCTTTACAGACTGCATGGGGCGGTATCATTGCATTTTACTTTGGTAGCTCTTCTGGTTCTCAGAAGAAGGACGCCATGATCTACAACTCGACACCAAAGGATTGATTTATGAATGGATTTAAAGGTTCTGCTGCACGTTTAAACGACTTCGATGTAGCACAAGTAGCTGGTACTATGGAAGTAGAAGTAGCTGCTCTTCGTGCCGTACTTGCCGTTGAGTCGGCTGGTGATGGATTCGATAAAGCTGGTAGACCAAAGGCGTTGTTTGAGCGTCACTTGTTCTATAGGATCTTAAAAGACAAACCTGCAGAACTGGCAGAAGCTATTGCTGCTGGTCTTGCTTATCCTAAGTGGGGTGAGAAGCCATATCCAAAGGGATCAGACGCTGTATACAAAGAGATTGAAACAGCGTATAATATAGCACCAAAGGAAGCTCTAATGGCTACGTCTTGGGGTCTTGGTCAAGTTCTAGGATCTAATCACGTAGCTGCTGGTGCAGAGTCTCCAGAAGCAATGGTTGAACAGGCGATGGCTTCAGAGTTGTATCAGTTGCAACACATGGCAAATTTCATCTCTAACAATAACCTACTAAAGCACGTTAAGAGTAAAGATTGGGCTTCATTCGCGAAGGGTTACAATGGCCCTGCTTATGCAAAAAACAAGTACGATACGAAATTACAAGAAGCTTACAATAGGTTTGCATAGTGCTTAAAAAACTACCCGCATCGGCTGGTATCTTTAAAGATTCTCCATCTCTGACTTCAGAAGGTTTCTGGTCGGATGGTAAAAACGTGCGGTTTTTCCGTGGTAAGCCAGAGAAGATTGGTGGTTGGACAAAGTTTAGTACGTCATCTATAACTGGCAAGGGTCGTACATTAATATCATTTTCTGATACTACTGGTAAAAAGTTTCTTTCAATAGGAACAAACAAGAAACTTTACATTGCTGATACATCAGATACTGTAACAAACATTACACCGTTGGATAGTACTGGTACGCTTACAGCTACAACACTTGCAGCTACAAATGGATCTCCTATTGTTACTATTACTCATAATAGTCATGGTCGATCAGTTGGCGATACGGTTATACTTTCTGCTCAATCTGCTTCTATCGGTGGTATTACACTAAGTGGTACATATTTAGTTACCGCAGTACCAACGGTTAATACATATACAGTTACACACACATCTAATGCTACTAGTACAGAAAGTGCGTCAAGAGATATTACCTATCAATATGAACTTTCAATTGGTGCTGAATATGGTTCTTACCAATTTGGTTGGGGTGTCGGTGGTTGGGGTTTATCTACTTGGGGAACTGCTCGAACTGCATCTTCTATTACATCAAATCCACGTACTTGGTCCATATCTAGGTTTGGTAGTTATGTAGTTGCAAATCCTTATGCTGGAAAGTTGTATGTATGGGATGGTGTTATAGCAAATAGGGCAACGTATATATCAACTGGTCCTGATAGAAGTGACTATAGTTTTGTAACGCCTGAAAGATTTGTTGTTTGTCTTGGTACTCATGATTATGGAACCAATACATATTCACCTACTCTTGTAAGGTGGTCTGATCAAGAAGACTACGCAAACTGGACTCCTGCAGCAACTAATCTTTCGGGTGAATTTCCGTTGCAGTCTGGATCTGTCATCATGGGTGGCGGTGTTTCACGTGTGCAGAATTTGATCTGGACTGATACATCTCTCTACGCCATGCGTTATCTTGGAGATATTGAGTTAGTATACGGATTCAATATCCTTGGTACAAACTGTGGCTTGATTGGTAGTAAGGCATGGGCAGAAATAGACGGCGTTACTTTCTGGATGTCAAATAACAACAAGTTTTATATGTATGACGGTTCTGCACCTAAAGAACTAGCATGTACTGTTAGCAGATATGTATTCGAGGATCTTGAAAAGTCTGGTAACCCAATTGTTACTTGTGCTGTGAACTCAAGATTCAATGAAGTTACTTGGTATTATCCAAGTATAAATACAACAAGTGCAGAAATTGATAGATATGTCACATATAATTATGTAGAAAATACATGGTACATTGGTGATATTGTAAGGACTGCTTGGGTTGACGGTAGCATCTTTAACTACCCAATCGGTATTGGTGGATATACTGCACACGGCGATACGGGCTATATCTACTTCCATGAAGATGGTTATAATGATGATGGTGCAGCAATTGACTGTTATCTTGAAAGTGCTCAGTTCGACGTGGATGATGGCGAGAACGTAGTAAACATTTCTCGTATTGTTCCAGACGTTTCATTCGAGTCTGGCTCTACTCTTAACATGGAAATCAAAACACGAAGGTGGGCTAATTCACCTGACGAACAAGTGAAAACTTTGACTTTTGATGAGTCTTCAGATAAGGTTGACACTCGTGCTCAAGGTCGAGTCGCTACTATTAAGCTTTCATCAAATGCTGTAGATAACTGGTGGCGTGTTGGTGACATTCGTGTTGATATATCTTGAGTTGGTCGTAGATGAGATTAGCTAACTTACTTAGTCCTGACAGTGTAGTTGCGTGGGCGAATGAGAGTGTTCGTATCCTAGAGTCAACGATTGACGTTATAGAACGCACGAAACAGACAAAGGGTGCTATTGCACGGGTATCTTCTTTTGTGAAGACAGATCTTCCTAGTGCTGCTCAACCCGGTGAAATTATCTATGTGTCGAATGAAACTGGCGGTGCAGTACTTGCCTTTTCAGATGGTACAAATTGGCGTCGTGTAACAGATAGAGCGGTGGTGGCATAATGTGTGGTGGTAGTGAATCTAGTGGTGGTAATGGTAGCCCCGGAGCCAGTGGTGGTGATTCCTATGTTGACAGGTTAACTAGGACTATTGAAGCTAACCTAGCTAGGAATAATGCCGGGCCTGTTAGCGGCGGTGGATCACTTTATGGTGATCGTGCTCCTGCATTTCGTAGTGAAGCTGCGAGTGGTGGTGGTGGATATCCTACAAACGGCGGCCCTGATCGTGATCGTAGCACTGGCGGCGGTAGTGGTATGGGCCGTGGCGGTGAAGATGTAGGTCGTCCCATCGGTGGTGGCAGCGGTATGGGTGGCGGTGGGGAAGATGTAGGTCGTTCCATCGGCGGCGGTGGTATAAGTATGCTTCCGGGTGGAATTCCGTCGAATGTTTATGATCCTAATGAAAGAAACTATCTTAGAAGTATTCCAGCCCCAATGCCAACTAGTGGTTCAACTGGTATGGGTGCAGGTTCTGGTACTCCTTTTAAAAGAGAAATTACAGATATTGATAAAGATTATATGGCTCGTACCATTATAGGAGAGGCGGCTGGAGAACCAATAGAAGGTTGGAATGCCGTTGGTAATTCAATCTTAAATAGATTTTTAGCTGGTACATATGGAAAATCTATTAAGGATATCACTCAAAGTGAGAATCAGTATAGTCCGTGGAATACAGAGGAAGGTACACAAAAACTTTTAAATATCTCTACAGATAGCCCACAATATAAAAAGGCTATGGATGTTGTTAACGAGGTAATGTCAGGTAAAAATGATATTACAGGTGGAGCAGTAAATTTTGCCAATGTAGATACTGTTCTTGGTCCGTATTCTGAAGCATCAGAAAAAACCAAAGCACGTGTTATTGAAGAGTCTGCAAGAGACGATGCTGTTAAGATTGGTCGCCATACCTTTACAAGCCCTGTTGGGTCAGAAGAAACAAAACCAGTACAATCTAGCTTTATAGATGGTTTAATTGATTCTGGAAAGAAACTATTTACTGGAAATTCAACAGACAATCGTTCATTCGGTGACAAGGCTTTAGATTATGGAATCAATACAGCAGTAGGTGTTGCTTCTCCACCGCTTGGTCTTGCAAGTTTGGTATCTTCAATTTTTGGTGGTCCTACACCTGCTAGTTTATTGAGAAAAGGTTTGACTAGTGCAAGTTCTGCCGCACAAAAGGAATTTAATCGCGACAAGCAAATGACTTCTGATGAAGTTGATTTAGCTTCAAGGTCAACTTATGGACCATATGGTAACTTAACTCGTGATCAATACCGTGAACAGTATGGTAACGGTGGCGGTGGGGGTGCTGATAGACCTAAGAAAAAGAAAGCTGCAACTGAGCCTGTCGCTCCTGTAGCAGCACCTGCGGCAATACCAACGATTGTTCCTCAGTCTACAACGACTCCCGTAGCACCGGGTACTACACCTAATACTCGTAAGCTATCAGATGAAGAATATGCCGCATTGTCGCCTCTTGAGAAGGCTTACTATGACATGGGTATTTCTACATATGGTACGTTTACGCCAGAGTATAACTACTTCCCTAACAGACAGCCTATCTTACTTCGTGAACCTGTTATTGCACCAGACGAGAAGAACAAGAAGCGTAACGGTGGTCTTGTAAAGGGTCCGGGTACAGAAACGTCAGATAGTGTCCCAGCTTTGATTGGTGGTAAGACACCAGCAGCACTGTCAGATGGAGAGTTTGTATTCACGGGCCGTGCAGTGCGCGGCATGGGAAATGGTGATAGGATGGAAGGTGCTCGTAAACTACACCAGATGATGAAGAAGGCCGAAGGCAATGCAAGTAAAGGTGGCCCAAGAAAATAACATACTAGATATCACGAGGTTCTTAATAGATGAATTTCATGGTAGTTATATCGATACCTTTCCAAAAGTAGACTTTGACAAGACTTTACTATATGTATGTAGACATGTGATCGAAGGTGTGGTATTTTTCATAGAGAAAGACCATAAGATTATTGGTGTAATTGCTGGGATTGAAGCTGAATACTGGTATTCGAAAGAAAAGTTTATTTCAGAGGGTTTCTTCTTCGTGCATCCTGACCACAGGAAATCACGCATAGCTTTTAAGCTGATACAAGAATTAAAGAAGTACGCGAAGAACCTTGATCTTCGACTCATATGCGGAGTCTCCAGTGGAGATGATGTTGAGAGAAAAGATAGGTTCTTTGAGTTTAATGGTTTAAACCGCATAGGCGGTATATACATATGCTAGGAGTTTAATATGTGCTGTGGCGGTGCGAGTCAAACGATTCAAAAAACAGAAGTACCTAAATGGTTAGAGGACTTCTATAAGAAAAATATTGCTGAGACAGAAAGTGTCTACGGCGCAGCAAAAGATCTTTATACCCAGAATCAAAATCAGCCTCAGTATGGTGGTCAGCGTATCCAAGGGTTTACGCCAGATCAGCTTAAGGCTATGGAAATGGCTCGTGGCTCTGCTGGTACTGGCCTTGCATCATTGCAAAAGGGTCAGGCTCTCGCTGAACAGTCTGGTCAGGCAATTACACCTGAGCAGATTCAGCAATACATGAATCCATATACTCAGCAGGTTCTTGACCCAGCTTTGCGTGAATCGGCAAAGGCTAATGAACAGCTTCGTCTTTCACAGCAGGGTAAAGCTGCACAGATGGGTGCGTTTGGTGGTTCTCGTGGTGCTATTCAGGCTTCAGAACGTGAACGTGGTTACACGCAGAACGTTGGTGATCTAACGTCGAAAGCCTACAGTAGCGCATTCACAGGGGCTATGGGACAGGCTAACGCTGATCGGGCAAGGCAGCTACAGGCTGGTCAGTTGTTGGGTCAGCAGGGTGTTCAGGAACAGGCTATGGGTGTGCAGGATATCAATACCATGCTTGGTACTGGTGCGATGCAACAGACTCAGGGACAGCGTGGACTTGATCTTGCGTATGGTAATTTTGTTGAACAACGTGAACAGCCATATCAGAACCTTGCTAGACTACAGGCTGGGCTTAAAGGTTCTTACTATCAACCGGGTCCAACAAGCAGCACGACAACTACAACTGCTCCACAAGCAAATCCATTCTCGCAAATTGCTGGTGCTGGTCTTGCAGGTTTGTCGCTCTACGGTGGCTATGGTGGATTTTCACCGGGTGGTTTCGGCAGTATGACTCCAAGATATTGAACAAGGTAAAATAAATGAGCATTGCTTCTCTGTTTAAACCAGTAGATTCTTCAAAGACACGTCTTCCAAGGACTGACGTACTGGAACGTGTTGCCAAATATGCTGATGGTAAATCAGTTGTGTCAAACTACTTTGACATCTCCACTGAAGAGCTTATCGATATGCTTCGTAAGGATTTAGTTCCAGCATCAGAAATAGAGTATGTCTCGGATATTGTGAGAACTCGTCTGTCTGGTGAGACTACTGCTGCACCAAAGAAAAGTGTTGGCGAAACTATTAAGAATACTGCTAAGGAGTTTACAGTCTCTGATCCCACGAAGGATTTTATTACACCTGAATCAGTGGTTAATAGTGCCAAAGGTTTTATTGACGCATCTTCGGCTCCAAGTGGTTTTGAACGTGGCAATTACCTTGAGTCATTGATTGGTAGTGGTGAAACTGGTGGTGCTCCGCAGCGTGGGTCACCCGCCAAGGACAAGGATTATACTGATCCACTCAATGCTCGTCCAGATGCACCACCAGCACGTCTTGGGCTAGAGGGACTAACTCCGGGTCGTAGACCTTCCGGTGGTATGAGTTATACGCCTGAAGCACCAGAAGAAAATAGACCTAAACAAGATTACTTTGCAAGATTAAGATCTGGTGGTGCTCGTCCTGAAGGGGAAGCGTCTGGGTTTCCTGTTGCTATTGCTCCGGGTGGTGCTCGTCCTGAAGGAGAAGCGTCTGGGTTTCCTGCAGCATCTCAATCTCAAATTGATGCATATAAGTTAAAGCCAGACGCAGACCGTGTTGCTCGTGGTCTTGATAGTCTGCAGAGTCTTAAAGATTCTCGTACTGCATCTATTATGGCTGAAAATCTTGGCGGTTCTGATGCTATTAAAGTAGACCAAGTTAAATCTGCTAATAAACCCGGAGAAGATACTGCAGCAACATCAGAACTTACTCGTATGTCGAGTCCAGACCCAAGAAACTTAGAAAATACTGGATTAATTGATACACTTAAAAGGTATTTGGGACCAACTCCAGTTCAGCAATATAAAAAAGAAGTTAATCAAGATATTATAGAGAAGGATAAGGCAGCAAGAAGGGATGACCAAATACAGAGTCAACGCCTTGGTCTTGGCATGGCTCCTCCTCCTAGTGGTCCAGTTTATCCTGTAAAAAAAGGAACATCATTTACAGAGTTTCTTTATGGTAGACCTGAAGCACAAAGGATGGAAGAAGAGGCAATAGCAACTGCCGCCTCCGAGGCCGCTGATAAAGCAACCACAGATCGAATGAATGCTAGAGAGGCTGGTATCTCTGCCCTTTCATCAAATGTTGGTACTGCAACTGATCAGTCAGGTGGTATTGTTCCTCGCGGTGTTGATCCTACTGGTATCGGTAGGGATTCTACTCCTACTCCTGCCTTTGTCGCGGGTACTGATCCTACTAGGGTAACTTCGGCTCCTTCGACTTCTTCGCAGCCTTCGGTTACTCCTCCTGCATTTCGTAGTGGATTGGATGATAAACCTACTAAGGACGACAAAAAGGCCATTCAGGAAACTGCAACAGAAGTAGCAAAGAATCCATCTGTTGGTGGTATTCAGTCGTTGTTTGAACAAGCTGGTTTCAGTGACGCTTTACTGCAGCTTGGTCTTGGCATGATGGCATCTAAGAATCCAGACTTCCTTGGTGCTCTTGGTGAGTCTGGACAGGGTGCTGTTGCTCTTATGGCAAAGCAACGCGAAGAGGCTAAGAAGGCAAAGCTAGAAGCAGATAAATTGGATCTTGAAAAGCAACGTAATGCCATTTATGGAAGGTCTGTTGATAACGCTGCTACAACAGATAAACGTCCAGCAATAGTGCAGACTTCAGAAGCATATTCAACAGCAATTAAAACGGCTAAAGAACAAGCAAAAAACAATGAGTTTGATACCACTGAACAGTTTATGGCACGTGACTATGCTTCTAAGCTTCTTGTTCCTGCTGCTCAAGAAGCTGCACAAAAGGCTGCAATTGCATGGGATAAAATATATGACGGTCTTTTGTCTTCTAAAAAGAAGGAGTATGAAGAGAAAAACCCTAAAGATGCTTATGTGAATAAAGCATATCAAGCATCACTTCAGCAAAACCCAACACTGTATAAGCTACTTAATATAGGGGTTCCTACTGAGGAAAATACAGTTAAAAAGTTTAATCTTGCTACTGGTACTATAAATTAAATAACTCTCATTAGGAAATAGTATGCCAACACAAGTTGATATTCCGGGAATTGGTATTGTTGAATTCCCTGATGGGATGACTGATGATCAGATTTCTCTTGCTATTAAAAGAGATATCTTAAAGCAAGAACCAACTCCTGTAGTTGCTCCACAAGCAGCACCAGAACCTCCTGCTGAAGGTTTTGTAGCGCGTACCACTACGGCTCTTGGAGATGTCCCAGAAGCTATTGCTCGTGGCTACTATGGTGCAAAGACTGGACTAAATGTTCTTGGTCTTGAGACTGGACTTCTAACCCCTGAAGAAGCTGCTGCTAATATTGCTGCTAGTACTGAAGCTGCAAAGCAATATGCTATGCCCGAATCAGTTCGTAAGGGTATGGAAGAGATTCAAAACGCTCAAGGGTGGAAAGAGACAGGTCTTGCACTTGCAAGAAACCTTGACGTAATTCCTTCTGTCCTTGGTGAAAGTATTCCTGCATCTGCAACATCAATTGGTACTGGTCTTATTGGTGGTTTGCTTGGTGCTGTTGCTGGACCTGTTGGTGCAACTGCTGGTCTTTCTACTGGTGTTGGTGTTGGTTCTGCCGCGACAGAATATGCAAGTTCTCTTAATCAATTTCTTACGTCTAAAGGCGTTAACACGTCTGACCCAGATCAGTTAAAGGCAGCTTTCTCTAATCCAGACCTAATGTCAGAAGCACGTAATGATGCCGCAACTCGTGGTATTGCTGTTGGTGCATTTGATGCTCTATCTGCTGGTATTGCTGGACGGTTATTTGCTCCAGTTAAGGGAGCATTGGGTGACAAGGCTCTTGGTACTGTTGCTGGAACTGGTGCAGAAATTATTAGCCAAGCTGGTGCTGGTGCTGGTGGTGAAGCTGCTGCACAATTAGCAACAGAAGGTAAAATTACATCTCCCGGAGCAGTTGCTCTTGAAGCAGTGGGTGAAATTGTTCCCGGTATTGCTGAGGCTGCTATCAGCAAGGCAACTGGTGCTCGTACTACTGCAGAGTCACCTATTCCCCCACCATCTTCTCTTCGCGAACAAGCACTAGTTGAGTTCTATAAAACACCCGGTGCAACAGAAGTTGCTACTGAGGCTGACCGTATTTCCACTGAACAACTCGCGGCTCAAGACAAAGCATATAATGATAGTCTTGCTGCTGCGACACCTACTGCGGTAGTTCCACCTACTACAACAGAATATGGTGCTGCTGCCGTATCTACGGCTGTACCTACTACAGAACAACCTGCTGCTACACCAATTCCACAAACTACAACAGAGTTTGGTGCTGCTACTACTCCTACTGCTAAAGAACCTGCTGCTCCAGCAGTGCAGAGTGATTCAGTTAAACTGGCAAATATCTACATTGACAAGTTGACAGAGCAGAATCGCCCTGAGTTGGTTAACAAGGTTCGTGCTATCATTGCTACCAACGATGATACCATTATTAACACTGGTCTTAGTGCTGTAGATACTGTCTATGACATGATCAAGAGTGGTACGTTAGATCCAAAGTTTGTTTCTCAAGGAAAGATTACTGACTCTCAAGGAAACGAAGTCGCTGGTGGTTATATGCCATCAACGCAGACTATCCGTTTAAACAACCTTGACTCTACCAGTGCATACTTTGATCCTATCACCACTGCAGCACACGAAGCAGTTCATCATCTTGACAATCTAGCAACTGGTACAGACTTCGCTCGTGTCAGTGAGTCGATCTTTTCTCCTATTGCTTCAAAGTGGCAGGGCGGCAAGGATCTTTTGTCTTTGCTTCCTCGTTCTGTAAAGTCACAATACGGCAAGGCTGGATTAGAATACCTAGAAAACCAACTTGCAAATATACCAGAAGGTGAGAAAAACCCATACGAGGTTCGTGCTTATCTTATCGGTGCTCGTACACACGACAGAATGTATGGAACGACTCCAAAGAATAGAAACTTTATTGGTAAGGTTCTTGACTTTGGGGCTGAGTTCGTGGAGCGTTTCGCGAATAAGATTTCTGGCGTTGGCTGGACATCTGCAGGTGACACACTCAATGCTATTTCCTCTGGCAAGTTGAGTCAGGGACTGATGAACCTTGGTATCGTAGCCAACCCACAGGCTACCGCCCAGAAGCCTCCAGCAGCCCCACCGAAGCCTCCAGCAGCACTAGCAGATGCAACTGCACCTACTGTAGAAGAAGCCGCTGTACAGCCTCCTGTGGAAGAGGTTATTCCACCTAAACCTAAAGGTAAGAAAAAGTCAAAAGCTGCACCTACTGTTGATGAAAATGCTCCTATTACAGAATACGATAATGAGCCATATGTTTCGCCATATGGTTTAAAACCCCCTGCTCCTCCTGTTGTTGAACCTAAAACTGAATCTGATGAAACTCGCATTGCTGCGGCGATTGATGCGGGGGAATATTTTTCTCGTGCATCATTTGCTAAAGATACGAAGATTCCTAATAGTCGTAATGGTGAGTTCTTTGGAAAAGGAATCACGAATGAAGAGGCTATGTCTCTTACGAGGAGATTAGGAACAGGTATTAAGCCGGGTCGTATTTATCTTCCTGAAGGGGATGATACAAGAGGCAGAGCACATATTGAAAAACAAGGTCATATCCCAGAATTGCAAGACATTGGCTTTAATGGAATAGTAGACGCTCTCGAATATGTTACTTCAAAAAGAGAAAATAACGACTTCAATATTGGAGGTGGAACTAGCTATGTCATTTCTGCAATTAAGAAGGTCAACGGCAAGGATGTAAAAATTTTTGCTGCTATTGCACCAGATCTTAATGACACGTCAAAACACTCTGTTATTACCTTGTATCCTAGCACTGGTAAAAAACCATCTGAGCGCGGTGCTACTCAAGTCGATAGGGGTACGTCTGAGCGTATGAAGTCTCTTACACCTGAACAACGCCGTGCAATGATTATGAACAAGGAACAGTTCTCTCGTGCTGCTGCTCAGACAAGTGCAAACGTTGAAGAGTTCAAGAGTTGGTGGAAGCGAAGCAAAGCTGTAGACACCAATGGTGAACCAAAACGCTTCTATACTGGAAAAGCAACTACCCGCTTGGATAAAGATGGTAAGCCATTCAAGTCCTTTACTAGGGCTGGATCTGGTGTAATGTTGGATGCGATGGGTAAGCCTATTCCGGGTATGAAAGGGCCATTCTACTTTAGTCCTGATGCACCTTTTGCTGATCAGTTTGCGATGCGGCGATTGTCTCAAAACGACTTTAAGGAAAATAAGGTTAATCAAGCGAATGACGGTGGTAGGATGATTCCAGTCTTCCTGTCAGTACAAAATCCGTTTGACTTTGACAATCCAGAGCACGTTGCTCGGATCATGCAAGATCAAATATTAAAGTCTGATGTGCTGAGAGGTCGTATTCAGAAGCGTCTTATTGAAGATGGCTTCTGGAAAGAGATTGAAAAAACAGCCGTTCAAGGTGCAATTAGACGCTCTGGTTTTGACGGGTTCTATCTTACAGAAACAATCCCTGAATACAACGACAACAACGAGCCTACAGGCAAAGAGATCACTTCAAAAAACCTAGCCGTTTATAATCCTAAGCAAATCAAGGGTGTATTCAACGAATTCGCTCCCGGAACAGCAGAGTCAGAACAATTCTCTCGTGCTCGTGCTACTGGTGATCAATTCAGCACTGACATGAAGTCTAGATCAGATAGGAAGTTTGGTGTTTATCCTTACTTGAGAGCATTTACTAACGTTTTATTTGATCATAAGCGCAAGATCATGGCTGGTGTAAATCCAAACAATGCCGCTTTACAGATTCAATACTTAAACGAACTAGAGCGTAACTATCCTAACCCACTGGTCGATGCTGAGACATTTACAACAATGGCTTCTGATGCATTTGGCTCTGCTGTAGTAGATAGTTCTGTTCCACTTCCTCCATATAACGCTATTCGGATGGTTCAAGATCCTACCATTATCGAACAACAAATTGGTAGAATGAGTCCAAGTCAGCGACAGATGGCTGAAGATGGATTTAAACTTGGTAAGCGTGTCAAGGCAGCGTATGTAAATGGTAAGATGACTCCAAGTCATACCGCAAAGTTAGTACTTTGGGGTATATTGAGCCGTGGTGTTAGCCCGTTCATTCAAGAAAGTGCTTTCCTTGATGTAGTAACAGAACGTGGTAACAAGGCTGGTATTGGATATTTTATTGAATCTGCTCTTAATGGTGAGTTCAATAAACGGGAATACCTTGATTGGTCCAACATGATTATGCCTGAGTCATCTCCGGGCAATTCAACAAAGCATAACCTTAATGGCTTTGGTGACTCACTTATGAAGTTATCTGAGACTCTTCCATCTGGAAAGACACTGCTTCAAGAGTTGCATGATATGATTGCTGACTATAGATTGTCAGGTAAAGAAATTCGTCGTCGGTTCCATAGCATTAATACTGGTATTGGAATTAATAACAAAGTTCTTTCATTCGTGCTTTTGGTTTCTGGTCGTACTGATGTTGTTGTTTTGGATCGTGTGCAAATGCGTAATCTATTCAATGACGGTCGTTTTGATTCTTATAATCTTTACGATGGCGAAAAAATACCAAAGATGGTGAAGAACCAAAAGACAGGCAAGACTGCCCTCAAGGATGTTCAAGATGTTGGTACAAACATGAACAAACTTGGTGATGATATGGTTGGTCTGATGTATTACGAAGCCATTGAACGTGGTATGAAAGATGCCATCAAGACGGCTTATAATAATCTTGGTCGTGGTGATGGGTCACCGGGGCAATTCCATTGGGAAAGTTGGGTTGCTACTTCTGCACAGGAAGTCGATCATGGTAGCATCGAAGGTATTCTCCGCGATGCTCTTGGTGTGGTAGATCCATACTATAATATTAATACACGTCAAGGAAAGTATGACGAGTTTTCATCTGGTATGATATATGGCTATGATAAAAACGCAGCACCATATGTTGACCTTCCAGATGGATTAGGAAACTTCTTTAGGTTTACACCATCAGATGGTAAAGAAGTTCTTGATCAAGTAAAGAAACCAGCGAATGGTATAGTCCCTGAAAACTTTAAGGTGAGTCAAAATGTCGAAGGACCGTGGTACAACAACAAACAAGTCAACAAAGCCAAGCTTAACCAACTATACTCCGAAAGAGGAACCTTGGTTTACGGAGATAATGCAGGACTTGGCAAAGCTGACACCGATGTCATCGGACGCAGAAACACAGCAGCCGCCACCGCCTCCGCAGTAGAACGTGCAATTGCTAGGTCTGGTGAGCAATTCTCTCGTGCTGCTGCACAGACAGGTGAGAACGTTGAAGAATTTAATACATGGGGAAGAAATGCAATAGTATCTAACGATATTGGAGAACCGCGTCGGTATTATACCGGAACGTCAAAAGATACTATTTTTAAAAAGTTCAAAGTTGAACGACATGGTGCTTGGTTTGCTTCTGATCCTGAAACAGCATCTATGTATGCTGAACGAAATGATAGCCAAGGATATAAATACGATATTGAGCGAGGGTTCTTTGAAATAAACACCGCAAGTCGTGTCATACCTGCGTTTTTAAGAGCCGAAAATCCATATACAGGTGATTTACCTTCAGAAGCAAAGAAAGATAATTATAAAAAGGCTCAGTCTGATTGGTTTGATAGTCTTCGTAGGCAGGGATATGACGCTTGGATTCCAGAAAGCATCAATGGGAACCTTGTTGTTATATTAAAAGATCCAAATCAAATCAAAGGTGCGTTTAACGAATTTGCACCGGGAACCGCAAAGTCGGAACAGTTCTCTCGTGCAAATCAACGACAGAAGGATATCCTTAAAAGTATGATGGCTCCACCTAATAATAAGGGTGGCATTGAAAAGTTTGCGTCAGAAGTGTATGTAAAGGATGGTAGCCTTGGCAGTGGTCTTGGTGGACTAAAGGTTAGGTTCATTCAGGGTCTGTTTGATTATCTCGCACCACTAAAGCTTATTGCACCAAATGCATATAAGAAGTTCCGCATTGCCAATAACTCAGCAAGTATTGCTCTAAGTGTTATAGCAAACGGACCTATTGAGCGTTTCAAGGGTGGCTACAGGACTATTCCCGGTGCAAAGTCCCTTACTGCTATTATTGATGGTATTGGTAAAAAGTACGGCCCAGAGGGTGTTCATCTCTGGACTGGTTACATGGCTGCTAAAAGGTCAAAGCGTCTTATCCTCGAAGGAAGAGAGTCGTTGATGACACAGGCAGACATTGATGAGATGCTTGATCTCATTAATCAATACCCTGAATTCGAGACAGCACGAAAAGAATGGATAGAGTTCAATGACAAAAATGTTGACTTTGCTCGTGCAAATGGAACTCTTACTGCAAGAGAAGCAGCTTCTTGGAAGGCAAATGGTGATTACATTCCTTTCTATCGTGCTCTTGATGATGACGGTGGTCTTGTCGCTCCGGGTGTAGGAACACTTGCAAGACAGTCTGATGTATCCAAGAAACTCAAGGGCAGCGATAAGCAGTTGGGTAATATTCTTGAGAACATGATTCTCAATACTGATCTTCTTGTCAGAAAAGCTATTCGTAACGATGCTCTACGTTCTCTTGAGCGTGAGGCTGCAGGAACTGGTGCTCTTCAGAAAATCTCAGGTGTAACGCCAACGTCAGTACTGACAACAGGCAAGAGCATCGCTGATGAAATTGCTGATCATCTTTCCAAGGTGATGGGTATCGATAGAACAGACCCAGCATTTGACGTAATCGTACAGCCTATCATTGACGCGACAGATATGTCTGACGCTGGATTGATTTCATTGTTTGGGTTCAAGCCTAACATGGATAAGGACGTGATGGTTGTTCGTGGACCTTCAGGTATTGCTGGAGACACAAGCACGAAGAGATACTACAAGATTAAAGATCCGTTGCTTGTCACGGCGTTGACGTTTGTTCCACCTAGCAACCTTGGCTTCATGCGTCTTCTGACAGCACCAAAGACATTGTTTACTCGTGCAATTACGATGGCTCCACCATTCATGGCAGCTAACTTGTTCAGAGATACGCTTCAGGCACGGGTTCTTTCCAACGCGAAGACAATCCCGTTCTTTGACACGACGAAGGGTCTGTACGCATCTCTCAGGAACACTCAAGGAGCTAAAGATCTTCAGGCTGGTGGCGGTTCTACAACGAACAACTATGACTCGTCGAGTTTAAACAGATACAAGAAGCTAACCGGATCAAAGTCTAATCCATTCATGGTTACGCTTGGTAATGCTTGGGGTGCTTTGGAAGCTATTGGTAACGCGACAGAAGTTGCCAACCGAATTGCTATTCGCGAAGCAAAGCTTAAGTCTGGTGCATCTCTTGGTGACGCAAACTTTGAAGCACTTGACATCATGGACTTCTCTTTGCGTGGATCAAACGCAATAGTGAACTTCATGATCTCGACAGTGCCATTCCTTAATGCACGTCTGCAGGGTATGTATAAGCTGGGCCGTGCTGGGTTCAGCAAAGAGAACCGTGCCAACTTCATGCTTATGGGTTCAATGTTTGCACTGGCATCGCTTGGTCTTGCTGCAATGAACGAAGACGACGAACGTTATAAGAAAGAAACGAACGTATCAAAAGACAACTACATTCATATCTATCTTGACAAAATCCTGCCAAAGGAAGCTCTAATCGCCGCTGGTATCGATAAGTGGACTGAAGACTTCCATATTGCATTGCCAAAGCCGTTTGAAATCGGTGCAGTCTTCATGACCATTCCAGAGCGTATGTATGGCGTGTACAACGGAACGCAACAGGCAAAGGACTTGAGGGATTCTGTCTGGGGTATCGTTGGTACAACATTCAAGATGCACCCAGTCGAAATGATTCCGTACCCTGCTAAAATTGCAGCAGAGCAGATCATGAACGTTGACTTGTTCAGGAAGCAGGATATTGTCCCGGATTACAAGAGAGCACCGGGTTTTGAAGAGGCTGAGTATAAATACGACACCCCTGAAATACTCAAGGCTTTCTCTCAGGCCGTTAAGGATAGCACGGGCGTTGGTATCTCGCCACTAAGGGCAGAAAAACTTATTCGCGACTTTGCTGGAACGTTTGGTGAATACTTCATGATGGCTGGTGACATGGCCTACCGTGAAATGAATGGTATGCCACAGCCTATCAATAAGAGCCTTCTTGAAAGTGTGACTGGTCAGAGTAGATTTGTTAAGACAAACTCACCTGCGTATACACAGCACGAACAAGACTTCTACAACCTATCTAAGGATATCAAGAGCATCGTAAGGGTTCTTGATACCTTCGATAAGGAAAACCCTGAAAAGGCAGAGAAGTTTGAAGAAGCTAATGCTGCATATCTTTCTATGGAAAAGAAAGCTAACAAGGTAAGTAAACAACTTGCAGATCTACGCAGTGCAAAGGAACAGATCTACAGAGAAGGTGGTCCAAACGCAGAAGCTGAGATCAAAGCAATTAATGCAGAAGAAAATGAACTCACAAGAGACTTTATGATTGAATTCAGGGAAGTTGAGAAAGAGTACTGATGTCGCTGTTTAAACGCTCTTGTGGAATCCACCAAGAGTCTTTGTTCCAGAAGTCTTCAGTCTTCGCGTCTTTGCCACTGATCCAACCCTTGATCTCATAGAGAAGTTCATTGTGCGCGATGACGAGAATGTAGTTGTCTGATTCGCTGTCTGGCTTACGTACAATCAGATGTGCTTTTGGATGGGCAGAACTACGCACTTGCATATCTGCCCCAAGGTCAGCTTCCTTACCAACGTTTACAGAAAATCCCCAGTACTTTCCAAGGTGTTTTGCTAACGCCATTTCGGCTGCAGCACCCTGAATATCTGTCTCCCAATAGGATGTTCTAGCTGTGAACTTCTTGCTGTGAAGTCCACGATCAATTGACTCAATACGTCTATCAACCCCAACCATAGCCGCCTGTTTCAGTTCGAACTTTGTTAGATTAATAAACATCTGATACCCCTGTAAAAAATGCGGAGAATAAGTGTTCTATTCTCCGCATTAAGTCTTAACCAGTATGGAAGGATGTTCTAAAAAAGGAAAAACAGAACATCCTCAGAAAGGGATATCATCATCCATTGGTATTGTCACAGGTTGGCTAACGGTTTTGTTGGTAATTTCATGAAAGCTAATATCCCCAACAACATATGAATTGTTGGGAACTTCACGAAAGCTAATATTACCAGCAAGATATGTATTGCCATTCTTGTCTGACTGAAGCCAAAGAGACATACCATTCTTTGGATCTGACATCATGTTGGTAAACCCAGCTTCGATTGGGCCACTGTAGTGAGGAGCCTTCTCATTGTCAGACTTGGTTGGAAAGATTGCACCAATCTTCACATACACTTCTCTGACAGTCTTGCCCTTGGCAGTGACTGCATCAACAACGACTGACTTAAGTTCAACACCATTGACGTTGATACGCCCAGCCCTTGTAACGGTTTCCTGACCGCGTGGTTCAAAGAGAGCGATTTTGTTCGTGTTATCGTAGTTACTCATTTTTTCGACTCCATCAATTCTGTTTGCATTGTTTCTAAATCTTTTTCTAACATATCGTACCTTTTTCTCCAGTAGTTATTTGACTCTCTCCAGCTTTCAAAAGAATGTTTGATATCTCCGAACAGCCTTACAGTAGCCCAGATACCCATAACAATCCATGCAACTTCTACTAGATTACCCGTATTGGCAATTGTAATCATTTTTTCGACTCCAAACGTAGCTTTGTTGACTCTGCAGTTTTAGTGACGTGCTCGAAGAGTGACAAGTCTGCCTCACCAATCTTCATGATAGTTTCAGTGTTATCCCCAACAAGTCTTTCGTATGATGGAGTGTCAGGGCATTTCTCTAGCTTCGAGATAAAAGACTTAGCCCACTCGTCATACTTCTTACCAGTGAGAGGAATTGTCCAAGATCCTGTCTTTGGTTTTGTCGGCTGTGCAACAGGAGCCATAACTGGTGCTACTGGTGCAGGTGCTTGTACATGTACAGGTGTCTGTACAGGTGCAGGTTGTGGACGTGGAGCGTTAGGAATGGCTGATGCTGCATTTGCATCGTCATCCTCTGCGGCAACTCCCACGATAGCCATGATTGTGTACCTACGAGCGTAGGTCATAGCAGAGCCATAACCCTGTGGGTCTTGCTTCGTGGATATGATTGGATACACTCCAGATATGGACTGACCACTCTTATGTATCAACGAAGTACGTAGCAAAGTAACACCGTCAACATATTCAGTGGTCTGAACAATGGCTAGATCATTGTCAGCAAGTGGTCCACGAACAGCATCAATTACTGACCCAAGGTCAGCGTACTTAGACTTGAAGAACGGATTAGCCTTGTCCTTCGATACGTTGCTAAGTGTCGCCTGTGCTTTTGCTATTGCTGCCGCGATTAAATCAATTTTAGGTTTGTCTTCCATTATATGCTCCATATGTTACTTGCAATAAAACGAGACTTCTCATCCCACCTAAATCCGTTAATGTCTCTGGGTGTGAAAAGTTCGAATAGTGTTTCCCAATCGTATCCAAGTGCTGTCTTAATAGATCTCACTGTAGACTTCAACCTATTCATTCCGGTTGTGTATTGATCTTCCGTGAGTGTGAACATGTCAAACTTCTTTGGTGTCGAGTAAACACACATGATCGGTTTGCCAGTCACATACTGATAGAAAGACATCTGTTCAATGTGAGGCTCCTTCATAGAGGAAGGACATCTCCCAGTAGTTTTCAAATCAATGTCGTATCCTTCAAACTGAAAGTCGATGAATCCAAGGAATGGTACTCCTTCGATTTCACCAACAACTTCTTTTTGAAAGGAAGTGTATTTGCTTTCACCAAGTTCTTTCTTGATGTCAAAGCACGTAGATACGTAAGATGGAATGTCATTGTATTCTTTCAGATCATCTGGAAACATTGGTTCACCTCTTGCACGTATAAACGATCTACATGCAATTAAAACAGTCTGCTCTAGCGTCAGATTAAATCTCCAAGACATTGCAAGTGCGTGTTCGACGGACAAACCACGTTGTGCCGCCGCTCCACTTTTCGTTCTGTACTTGTAGTCAGGGTGATGCTTTAGAATCCATAGAGATGGTTCTTCGCGGTACAACTGAATGTCGGACACCGACCCGCGATAATCAAATAAACTCATGTTACCTCCTGCGTTGTTAGGTTTAGTAGCACACTTTTCAGATAAGGCAAACATAAAAATGATCTTGTTAGCCATCTGTTGCGGCATAGTAAAACAAGTGTTAGCGTCCACTGAATGTAAAATTCAGGAGAATTAAATTGGTTAATACATATGATGTTGGTCACCTTCGCAGACTACTTAAGAAGTATCGCACGAAGACACTGATTAAATACTATGAGGGATTCATTTTCTATGATCGTGAACATGATGAAAACGTGGATCTAATTGCAAAGGAAGCTTGGCAACTTTATGAAGAGGGTTTAGTTCATCTGTTGCAAAAGAGGATTGGTGAATGCGCGTATATATACTACGTTGTTAAACGATGAAATTTCTCAACCTAGAGATTCTTCGTGACATCTTTCCACAGAAGAATACAAAGATAGGCCCAGAA